AGCCTTTGGCTTTTCAGTTGTAGCCTTTGGCTTTTCAGTTGTAGCCTTTGGCTTTTCAGTTGTAGCCTTTGGCTTTTCAGTTGTAGCCTTTGGCTTTTCTACTTGTTTCTCAACTTTGGGAGCTTCTGCGCCATTTAAAGTATTGAAAAAAGCTGCCATCGCAGCCACCTGCATTTTGTCTGTTGGGTCAATAGCCAACTCAAGTTTAATTTGACTCATTTTCTTTGAATTTTAAAATTTGAATATTTAATTTATCTAAGTACTCACTAAGTGGAATAGACTTTGAATGGATAACAGACTCATGAAATTTTGAGCCTTTGTGGAAAATCTTTGTAATCCAAGAAGTGGTATCGAGCTCAGCTTTGAACTCACCATTTGTAAAGGTGTGCAAACCTTTAGAACTTTTTGCTTTCCAATTTGCACCATAAAGTTCTGCAATTGTTAAGTCCGCTAGTAAGGCAAGCTTACTAATTTGGTCCGCATCTAAAACAGCATCTCCTGCGATAACCCTATTTAAAGCTAAACGAGGGTATTTATTTTTAGGGAAAAGCTGCTCAGCTACGTCATTCATCTCTAAGCCTTGCTTTTCGATGATAGCTTTAATGTCTATAGTCTTCATATATCTTAAATTCTTATTTAAAACAAAAGTAAGAAAAGTTTTTACCCTTGAAAAATATTTTGACTTATTATTTAAAATTAATTTCGCTTGGCTATTAAATACTTATCTATCTTCTTTGTATCAACATTTTCTGCTAACCAATATTCAAAGGTTCTATAATTACCCTCTAGCTTTTCTAGTAGCTTGAAAGTTCCTACTTTATTGCGTTTAGTTCTTTCATCGACAAAAATGTCTACAATATCACCTTGTTTCATACCTTCATATTTTTTAAACGTTCCAAAATTCGTTCTTCAATAATAGCTTTGTCTTTTGCAGTTGGCTTATAATCGTGCAGTAAATTACTTGGCAAGTCTTCAAAAGCTTCGCTAAAGTCAGATATATTAAAGCCCCGCCTCAAACATTCTTTATGTAGCGCTATATACCTATTTTTAAGGTATAGCAATTTATTATAAAAGAATTTCACATGACCTGCGCCAAGCCTAAAATTAGTAGGTATATTTACTAGCTGAGCTTTACCTGATTTGATTGTATTTGGAATACGCACAATTTCACGATGCTCAGCTAGCAAGTGTTTATTATGTAATAGCCTTGGGGCTACGCCGCAATTAATTCTAGTCATTATTTTTGTTTTGATTACGGTGTAAAGATAGCTGAATAATTTAAACCGCGAAATATTTCTTGAGAAAAAAGTAAAAATATTTCTTGAGAAACAATGGAAACAATTATTGTTTCTCCGTAATCAATTCAAAATAAGGACTTTACAAGCCAAATTCAAGGGCGAGAAACAATATAAACAATAATTCCCTATAAGTCTTATGGCGTTATTTACTCTTTTTTATATCCTATAAAGGCTATAATTACTAAATAAAAGGTTTTATAATATTATTGTTTACATTGTTTACAGGAGATGTAAGTCTAGTGGAAACCAGGTACTTGGCGCGTAAACAATCATTGTTTACGATTGTTTCTATTGTTTCTCAAAACTTGACACTGACCTGGAGCTCTACCCCTTTTTGTTTAAAATCAGTCAAATATTTAAGACCAAAACCAGTATTATTGTAATATGCGCCAGCCCCTAGGCCGAAGTAGCCAAGGGTATTTACAGACGAAAGAATAAAAGGCTCAAAGACCCTTTTCTGTGTTATTGTAGTCTGCTTATGTATAGGCGTAAAAGAGTAGCCAAAATACTGCAGCTTATTATATTGTACTTGTGCTTCAAAAGAAAAGCTACCTAGGGTGTCATTATCAAATAAAATTTCCTGATAATAGTTCTTTTTAATATAATCGGCTATTATTTGAGCTGTATCAACAACCTGGGCAATATAGGTTGTATCGCCTGATAGCTTAATTGTATCTGGTTTTAATGGCAAAACAGGGTTAGCTGGTATTTCAACCTTATATGGAACTGAATACGGTATTGAATCATGCACCTTTATTCCGGGTAAATACTCTATTTTGATTTTCTGGGGCAAAGTCCATCGACCCAGAATCACGCCCAGGATTAAAATCGTAATCAATATCAAGATATTCTTCTTCATCTTATATCTTATGAGTTTTTAAAAGAAAAGGCCTCGATATGGGCCTTAAATGGACTCCAAAATTCTGACTATCCCTTTAATATGAAAATCAGCAATTCTTTTACGACCAATTTCACTCATGATGAATCTACAATCTGATTCAGTGTCCATGAAAAAATTCTCAGTTAAAATAGCTGGGTGCTTAGTGTGTTTTAAAATATAAAAAGCTGCTTCTTTATCTGGGTCATTGTCAGATAAATCTTTGCGCATTCTAAATTCAGATAATTCTTTTTGAGCTTCTTCAAATAGGATAGTGGCTAAAGGGTCTGCTTTAGTGTCTCCAGGACTTGTAAAAACTTCAAAGCCTGTTCCACAGCCAGCATTGGCATGAATGCTTATCAAGATAGCGTTTGAATAATAGTTAACCCTGGAACATCTCTTTGAAAGTGAAATATCAATTTCTTCGGGTACCAGAATTTTATGGTTAATATTCAAATCAACCAAAGCTTTAGCAATCCTTTTTACAATATCACGGTTAAATTCAAATTCAAATAGCTGTGTTCCATCGTCCCATTTAGGGCTTCTTTTACCAGGTGTATTAATGCCATGGCCATTATCGAGAAGTATTATTGGTTTCATCTTTGTTGGTTTTAAAAAGTTGTGAAATAAGAACTCTAGCATTGAGTTTATTCTTCCAAATATTTTCAGCATTTTCAAGTATAGATTTAAAGTAAACTCCTATGATATAAAAGACTAAAGTGCTATGCATATAATGAGCAACATGCTCTTCAGCCTGACCTTTATATTGGTGAGTTAAAGCATTCAAGGCCAGGAGCAATGTAAACCAAACAAGAATCATCACACCAAACCTTTGCATTCTTCTACTTGTTAATTTTCTGCCTTTTAATTTTGCTGCGGTTAAACCAGTAATCAGTTCAACTAAAAGCAATATAAACAAAGCCGTAAACATAAAGGGCTTTAATCCGAAAGCGTATTCTACACCAGCACCAATCATACTAATTGATGCAAGCATAGGAGCAGACTTTGGCCGCCAGAGACTCGCTAATAAGTCCTGGTGGCCACAAAATCCGATAGCTGAAAATAAGCGTTCCATTTTATTCATATTATATACCTAGTTCTTTTTCAAATACTCCGTCATTTATCAATTCATCAAAACACAAACTATCCGCGTGCGTTGCAACAATTTCTTTATATGATATATAACCGCCCGCCGCCTTAATAGCATTTACAATTTCCATGTATTTAGCCGTACCTCCGAAGTCAACTGTAAATGTTGAATCATCATTTCCAACAACAATATAAATCTTAGGAAATCCAAACTTGTAAACAGTACCCGAAACATTTACTAAACCTAAATCATACCAATCATAGCCTTGAATAAATTGTTCTAAATTAGCATCATCAGCACCTCCAGCATCCATCCCGTAAGAATTTCTTATTGGCTCTTGTCTGCTTGCGCCGCCATTTGCAAAAATGTAACTTAAATCAGGAACGGGACCACAAAGAAACGCGGCTGTAATTGGAAAAGGTTTATTATACATCAATTGTCCCGCGATTAATCCACCCATACTAGTGCAATTTAGAATGATATTAGGACTTAAGTTAAAGTTATCCATTGCGTATTTATACAATGCAATATACCTTTGTAAATGCACGTAATTTCCCCACCCGCTTGCATTTGTTGTGAATGGTGCGGCTGTTTCATCCTGACCCTGTGTTGATATAATTGCAATATTGTTTGCCTTACAGAAAGCTAACCAATTTACAGAACCTTGATAAGCGTAACTTTGCCCGTTTCCATGACAAAACAAAACGCAATAAGACGGTTTCCCATTAGTCACATAATCATTCGGCGTACTTATGCGCGAATCAACACCGTTAACTTGAAAATCCAAAGTCACAGAACCTTCAATTTCAACACTTCCGGCATTTCTCAATAAATTAATATCAAATTTAAAATTTTCAACATCAAACCCGTCCGGCGGGTTTGTAACACCTGAAGGCATTTTTGCGAAATCTAAAGTTATTTGCACCGTTATTCCAGACGAATTTTGTTCACTCAACGTAACCGTATCAATTTGCCTTCCACCTTGCGGAGTTGGAAATATATAACTTGGGTTTGCATCCCACAACGCAACCTTTGTTCCTATGACACCAGTTGAAGTATCATACTCATAAACACCTATAAAATTTCTTGTTCCGTCATCCGCGATTCTGCATTGACCAATCGCATAGTCCTTAGCAACATCAACACTTCCGAACACCTTAATTTTTAAAATTGCTTCTTTAAATTCTGGAACAATATCAAACGTATTTGAACGGTTCCAAATCATTGATTCCGCTTGCGGTATTAAAGAAGGAACTTCTTCAGCCCTAACATAATCATCAATTTTATTTTCATCAAATACCCTTGAACTTAAACCAGCTTTTACATAAGATTGCACTCCCCACGCTTCACCCAATGGAATAGCTGACCAATCAACAAGCATTTTCGCACTTGTCACACCAGCAAACAAATTCGTGAATTCAATTTCTTCAATTATTCTTCCATTTACCGGACTTGGTTCAACATGCGAACCTTCCAACCATTGCGCAATTACACCATTTCCAGCAACACTATCATCCTTCACGTCATTTTCATCAAAAACAACCAACCTTATATAATGACCCTGACTTCCGTCACGCTCAAATGTGAACGGTGCAACACGCCAATTTTTATTGCCCCCTTTAATTTCCACATCAATTATGGCATTCTGGATTCCTGGCTCTTCTCCTTCAAAAGTTGCATTTCTCTGAAATGGATAACCTACAGACCCGCTTGAAGCAGTAATTAATTCCTTTACCCAGGTTGTACCATTCCAAAGTAGAATTGCTATCTCTCCTTGTTCTATCTCGATAGCAGAAAAATTCGAGTATGTTCCTTGCTCAGAAGCCATGTAAAATATAGAACCGTCTGGGGTTCCTGGATTTGTACTCGTTGTAGCAATACCTGCATAGGTTGCATTTTCCCCAACATTATCAACTATAGAAAATAATGTTTGTTGCAAATTAGTTCCTGTTATTTCTTGGTTTCCATTTGCTTTAACTATAGCAGCAATAGCCGCTTTTAAATCTGTCCAAAGTGCCATATTTATGAATTATTAAAGTCATTATTAAAGTCATTATTAAAATCACCATTATCTGCTGGAGTAAAGCCTCTGCCAATTTTCTTGATTACAGTATCACACTGGAACTCGGCCTCAACAGCGGCAACATACCCCCCATCCTGCCATTTGGGTGTCATTAGAAAAGTATCAACATCATAGTTGTCCCCTTTATTTGTTATATATACACTATCAGTCATTCGAATAATGCGCATAGCGTCGCATAAGTATTCAGGAGCTATAAAATTAAACTTAAACGTTTTCTCGCTTATTTGTTTTTCTACGAATGTATAACCATCCCTATTTTCTACCTGCTCTTCAAATTCATAATCCGGCCGACCTAGTTGAGTTGATAAATAAACATTGAATCTAAAACCCTCTGAGTAGTCTATTCTACCACCTTCAAATATTAAACTTTCAGAATCCCCGTATTCAATCTTAAAACAACTGCTTAAATCTCTAACTATCGTAAATACTTCACTATACCATATTTCTACACCATCTGAAATCTCAATATAATACTGACCTTCTGGAGTGTTTATAGCCATCGGTAAAATTCCAGGATATAAAATCACGTCATAACCGCTAGATTCATATCTGTTAATTTTTAAGCCTGTATAGTTCATTTCGTTTCTAATAGTTGAGACTAACACCCCATCTACTTTTCGCAAATATACGTAACTGATGGCATTCGTTCTAGTAGTTCTAATTATTTGAAAAGGTAATATTTTCCTATCAGGAGTAAGTAATGGGTATATTTCTCCGAAAGCGTAATCCTTCCTGTGATTCTGCTTGGAAACATCCAAGTAAAAGGGCAATATGGATAAATTATTATTCGGTATCATACTTTAATTGTATTTCGTTCATTCTACTTGACAAATTTACACTTAATTTTTGAATTTGGCCATCACCAATGTACGTTTTTATAAGCTGCATTGGGTCTGGGTCTTCTAAACTTGGGTATTTAACTTGTTGCTTTTTACTTCTTTTAATACCTTGAACATAGTAAGCTTCCCCATTTATATCAACATCAGTTGCAGGTAAATCATAAACCCAATAATTCGGATGCAAATAAATCCAACTCATTAAGCCATTCTGTAGCCTTAAATCAGCATCTTCTACAGTTCTTTGTAGAAATGGCAATTTGTATAGGCCATCAATTGTTGTGCCTTCAACTATCTTATAAGTTGGTAAAGCAGCGTCAGAAATACTAACCCGTACATAAGCGGCCCCTACAGGGGATTCCAAAGTATAAACTAAATCATCACCAGTGTTTCCAGACCCGGAAATGTAAACTTTATTTTCATCATACCAAGCTAGAGTAGATTTATAATTCCAAGCATAGTCTGTTTCTTCTTTCACTTCTATGAATCCACTGGCATTATATGTTGGATTCGAAATCAGTGTTCCATCATTTTTATTTATATAATAGTCAGGAGTGAAATCTGGATCAGACTCATCAAAAAGATTCGTATCATCTAAAATAGAGGCAAATAAAGCAAAACCATCTTGATTAATTGCTAGTGGGTTCAAAAGCATATAGTCAACATCGGTTGTAAAATCACCTATATTTATTTCGTCAATTTTTCCTTCTTCAACAAACTTAGAATTGATTTCTATCGGAAAACCTTCAAAACCAAAAGTTACACCATCCATCCATTTGAATTGCATTCTTTCAGCTAAATCAGCTTTATCATATTCATATTTGCTAGACTCAAAACCCCATTTTTTATTATTTTTTCTTTGAGTTAAGGTTGTTAAATCAGCTGCATAAACAGGACTCGGTGAATAAGTGCCCCCATTTTTAAACCAGGAAATATGCTCAATCTTTAACTTACTATCTTCAATATACCAGTAGCATTGAAATGTATCTCTAAGCATTGTAAAAATTGAGCCTAGGGTTATTGGTGCTTTTTGTGCAGGTCTGTCATATTCTCCAGCAGTTATGTTTGACTTTTGAGTAATCATAACCCTGAAAGCATTGTATGTTATCGGGTTAACATCTCCATATAAAAATTCAGAGTATTCATCTGTTCCGTCATGACTTATATCTGGAGCAAATTCAGCAAGCAATACCTTAATAACATCTGAGATTAAAGATGTATCTTTTGCTGTATAAGCTTTGCGTCCTTGTTCTTCTAGTGACCAATCGAAAAAATCAAAATTAAACCATATAGAAGACAATCCCCAGGTGCTTCTAGCAACAGGATAATATTTGTAATAGGTAGGAAAACCAGGTGGTTCTACGAAATAATAACCATCATCTCTTAAGCCATATTCTGTAGCTTCTACATTTGCATTTGGTGATATTGTAACCTGGTCAATGGCATAGCCGATTGCTCTTGTATAATTACGATTGTAGTCAACCAAATCATCTGTAGGAATTTCATAAGTATCGAGACCGGCAATGGTTTCTACATCTAGTAAATAACGCATATAAACTTCAATTGATGATATGAAACCAGTCAAAGTGCCAGTACCTTGGTCTGCTACAAAATCAATATCAACAGTATCTGGAACAGTCTCATAGTCTGCTTTAGAAGCGAACATTATAGCACTATCAGAAGTTCTACGTAAAGCATACAAATGAGAAGCTGTATAAGCTCCAACAGTATTATAGAAAAAGGTGCTTGTATTAGTAGCTCCTCTAACATGAACCATTGAATCAGAGGCAGTATCTGGTAAATTATTAGAATGAAAATATTGTATAAAAGTTAAAGAGCCAGTACTTGGAATTGCTACTAGCTGCCAGTCATTAGAATTATCGTCTCTCCATATACTACCTAAATCTGCCGAGGTTTTCCCATGTGTTCCCGCGGTTGACATGGTTGCTTTATTTAAAGCTGTGTAGTATATATTATAAATATCCTCACCGGCTATGTCATACACATTTTTACCAATGTATGTATCTGTATTTTCGCTAGTGTAATCACCTAAGCAGCCCTCAGGTGTACCTGTTCCACTGACAAATATTTTATACAGTGTCGAAGCTAAAGCAAAGTAATAAGTATTGATTAGTTCGTTTGTGTCTTCTTCTTCAAAAGCAGTATCTTGCTCCCAAGAATTGCCACTCAAAAAACAACTTACAACAGAATCTCCTGGAATATAAAGTTGAATCAATGGTCTTTTTTGAATTTGTAAAGGGGTTTTCTCTGGGGCTAGTTTAATTAGATTATACTCTTTTTCTAGCCCAGCTAAAATATCATTATAATCATCTTTAGTATCTAGCTTAATCTCAACTTTTTTATCATCTTCATCCCATTTGCAATCTGTTTTAAAAAATTTACCGGTCCAATAGTCTGTCCATGTTTGACCTTCGTCATTGCTTTTTTCAACAAGAAATACAAACTCTGTATCGAAAGCTTGCCCATCTAACCAATCAAAATCATCACGAATAAAATTAATTTTACCAGAAAGTTGAGCACGATAAAATCGTTGTTGAGATTCTAGCTCATACTCTTTTTGCACATCATCTTTCCAAATTGGGTTGACGTAGTGGCTATTTATTGAAAATCTATACTTAATTAGCATTGTAAATTCTCCTTAGATTTTTATAGGTTTCAATCACTCTACCCTTACCATCCACGAAATACCTTCTCTCGCCTTGTTTCTTGATGTCTCGGACGTCATTTTCCAAATTCTTTATATCTACATTGTTTGAAACAGCACTCAACGAGAGGCCTCCTAAATCATACGCAGGGCCATACTTTTTTTCAAATATTCCTTTATTAAGAGATTTAATAATTCCAGGTAGTATATTTTTATATTTACGAGTTTTGTGTTTATTAATAACAGCTAAGGCCTCATCTTTTTCACCTCTTAATTCGTGGCCATTGTTGTGGCCAATCACCGTATCGTTTCCAGAAGCATGAGAACCACCACCTAGTATTTCTAAACCACCATCCGCAAACTCTTTTTTCTTTGCAGCTTGTCCAGCTTTTATCTTGGCAAAAGCAAATGAACCAAACATAACAGCAATAGCTGGGATAGCCCAGGGGAAACCCAATGTGCCCCATATTTTTGCGGCTCCAGTAACAAGCGAGCCAATTTGTTGTAGTGTCTCAATAGCCGCTTGAGCTTTCTGCGCTTTTTCTTGCTGTTTTAAAGCTGCATCTTGCTGCTTCTTAGCTAAGGCTAATTCTTTCTGAGCTTGGGACACATTAGAAGCGTACCCATTATTTCTAGCTTCTATTTCAGAATCAACAGCACTTTGAGCCGCATCGGCCTCCATATCAGCAGCCTCAACAGCAGCATTTGCCGCATCTACTTTAGCTTGTAGAAATGTATTAACTGCGTCAATAGCATATTGTGTACTGATTGAAATTCCTTCTTTTGCTTCATCGCTAAGATTCAAACCAACAGCAGAGTAAATGTCTTGGTCTTCATCCACGGAAGTAGCCATTTCTTGGTTGATTTTCTCAATAGTATTTTTTACAGCTTCTACTTGAACTTTTGATAAATCACCACCACTTTTTTTGTTAAGGTCTAAAATAGCTTGTAGTCTTTCTTTTTCAGCTTGTAACCGCAATCGAGTTTTTTCTGCCTCGGTGGTTTTCATTATATCAATCTCAGAAAGACGCAAATCATATTCCTGGTCTAACGCATCTAAACCGGCTTCGTACTGTTGTTTCTGTAATTTCTTAGAATCCTCTAAAGCTTTTGTGTCGGCAGCCTCTTTTTTCTCGGCCAAATCTTTTTCAGCTTCAGCTAAATCTTGATTAGCAATCCGACGTTCTCGAACAATCTCAAGTAGTCTACCCTCAATTATTTCTGATAAGCCTAAACCCCTTATTTTTTGATTTAAAGCAACTGCGTCACTCTCATTTATTAAATCATTTGCATTGATTTGTTGGTCAGTGAACTGTTGTATCGTTTCAATCTGCTTGGCAAAAGTATCTTCAAACAGGCCTTTAGTCTGGTCTAAAACTTTTTTACGCTCTTCAAAAGTTTTAGTGTCGTCCGCTATTATTCGCTCATTAATTGTTTTTTGATTATCAAAACCGTCAATAAGAATATCTAAATCTTTTTCTAACCTATCTTGCTTTAATTCAGATTCGCGCTTTTGATTTTCATCGGTAACAAGTAAATAATCTCGTTGGGCTCCTTTTAAAGTTTTATAGGCGTCAAGCTGCTGGTCAAGTAAATCTTCAATATCTTCACCCTTTTTAGAACGCAAATCAATTTCTCTATTGATTAAATCTAAATTACTTTTTGCTATTTCTTGTTCAACGCCAGCACGCTGTATGGTCAATTGTGAAGCCTGTTTAGCGGCCTCTTCTCTTTCTTTAAATGATTTGGTTGAGTTGTCAGCTGTAGCTCTTAAAAGCTCCTCTTTTGTTATTAAATCTTCTAACTGCTTTTCTAATTCCCTATTTGCTGTTCTGGTATCACGTCTAGCTTGTTCTAATTGTGCAAAAGCATCTGCTTGGTCATATATGGCTTTAGTAGTTTCTTGGATTGCTTGGGCAAAACTTTTTTGTTGTTGCTCATCTAAACCAGTATTCATTTGAACTAAAGCGGTACCCGCATCTTTTGCGGCTGTTTTTAAGCCTTCCATATCTCGCTCCCAGAGAGCTTTGAAAGCACTACCGAGGGCTTTAACTAAATCGATTACACCAGTAAGCCTATTTACTATATTCTTTTTAAGAGCCTCCCAGAAGTCTTTCATAGCTTGTTGGGGGTCTTCAAATACTGCTTTTAATCCTTCATATAAAGTATTGACAACACCGACTAGAGCCGAAAAAATACCATTTAAAGCAGCGCTTCCTTTTGCCAATAAATCAGAACCGGCTTTTGTTTGTTTGAATAACTTATATAGAGCAGCTAAACCCGCAACAATTCCGGCGATTAATAATATAATAGGATTGGCTAATAGTTTTTTAGCGGCGGCCCCAATACCTTGTAAACCCCCAGCTGCGGCCCCGGCTGGCCCAGGTAAACTAGCTAAAGAGTCTTTTAAACTTTCAGACCCTTCTGTCATATCTTCAAAATCTACATCCTCAATATCATTTTGGATGTCATCCAAGCTTTTACCGGTTGTAGTTGCCAGCTCAGAAATAGAAGTTTCAAGAGCTTTCACTTCTTTATCATAAGCATCAATAGCCTCTTGATTTTCTTTTATTACTTTTGGCTGCGCTTCAAAATCCTTTTTTGTCTTCTGGAGCTGTTGATTTAATCGAATTTGTTCTTTAATAGCATCGAGAATACTATTTTTATAATTACCTACATTTAGTGTGTACTTTCCAGTTGCCTCCTGGAGGCGCTTCATCTCTTCATAAATCTCAGCGGTTTGTTTTTCTAAAGCTTGACCTTCTTTGGTATTATCTCGCTGAGCTTTACTCATTGCATTCAACTCAACTTTATTTAAAGCGTATTGGGCTGACAATTTATCATACGAACCCTCAGCAGCTTCATTAAGTTTCGCTGTGAGTTTATTTATATTATTTTGTTGTTGTTGGGCTAGTTTTACTTTGGCTAATTGTTTGCCAGTATCTTCTCGAGACTTATTTAAACGGTCTTCTGCTGAAGCTAATTTGTCAGCCTCGGTAGCTGCTTTTTTAGTTGCTTTCTGGCCTTCTTCGGTAACACCATTTACTTTTTTGATAGTTATCTCTAAAGCCAAAGCATCGTCTTTGATTTTTTTAAGCATTTCAGAATAAGTAGACTGTAAGTCTTCTAACTGCTTTATGAGGCCTGTTACACTTTCATCAGGCTTAATAAAATCGCTATATTTTATCGGATTATCTGCCATTTGGTTTCTTTGCTTTCTTTATATACTCAAAAGAGTTATAAAATTGTAAAACAGTCATATTCTCAATATCCGCTGAAACTTCTTGCTTTAAAAACAAGCACATTTCTTCGAATTGCTTATCGTATTTTATTTCTACACTCTGCTTACCTGAAAAGGTTTTAGGCTTTGCAAGATTCATAAGAAATAAATCTATTTTATTGATAGCTTTACTGTTATCTTTTTGCCTTATTATAGCATCAAGTTTAAGTAAAGCTCTAGCTCTCAATTTTTCATAATATTCTTTTATAGCGACATCATCAAATTGACCTGGAAAATATAGAGTTAACTCTTGGTCGATTTTTTTTTTGACAGACTCAATAAGCCTGTCTAAAAAACCTTTTTTAATATTTCCAAGTTTGTGCATTATATGCTTTATATTGTCATCAGATAAATCGTAGACTCGTTCACCATTTATACTATATATTAAAGGTGCAAAGGATAAATGCTTTATATTAGTCTCTTCTGAAATCATATAAAGCGACTGCCTTAAATTCTCAAGTTCAGCTTTAGCGCTTTTGGTATCTGAATCTATATACTTTGATATTTTAGCGATGTGTGCATTTATATCATTCAAATCGCTACCAATTCCACTATCAACAAGCATATACTTATTGAACTTATGAAACCTCTTTATAGGCAGCTCATCGATTGAGTCATATAGTTCCAGGGTATAACCCCCTATTTTTACAGTCTTCATATTAATAGCCTTGTTAAAGGTGAAGCCAAAAACGGCAAGATTAAAATATTTTCATCTCTTACAAAAATATAAAAAATCAATGAGATAAGGGCGCAAATCCAAAATGAAAGACAGAAGTCACACTGGAAAGCTTTAGAGACCAATTTTGGACCCCATATTTGAACCTTTTCCCTCCAACCTATATTTCCTATCAATAGAATAATAAAAGAGGCCAGAAGGGCCACCGAAATGATTTTTACAAGGTAATCCATGCCTAACAATCTTCATTAAAAAGCATCTCTCCTTCAAATCTAAAGCCACAATAAGGCTGCATCAAAAATTGTGAATCAATCTCTTTTATACTGTAGCCCTTATAAATGTTCTCAGCTTGTTCGTGTATTTGGCGAATATCAATCCTACCAAATGTTAGAAATGTTTTTCTGGTTAATACTTTACTAATCTCAGCTTTAATAGCTTCTTTATTTCTGTCAACTTGCTTACCAAAAATCTTATCAAGATTAAGCCAGAAAACAATTGAATATTTTAAGCGTACATTATTAGTTGTATGTGGCCTAAAATCAATATTCTGCGGGTCCTCAATCATAAAGAAAGAGTAGTTTCCTAGTTTAGCATTTGGGAAGACATTTTCATATTTTCCACTGCGAATATGAACCCCTGGGTAGAAGTAGTCTTTTTTATCTTTTGTAGTGACTAATTTCTGACACTGGCCAAAAGAATAATCTAACCAGGCAAGATTGTTTTTAAGTACGTCTTGTACTTGTACAATTACTTTATCAATAAAAGCCGGGGTTTCTGGTTTTGGAACTGCTGGTATATTAATCATAATTTTTTAAATAAATCTGTTACTACTGGGCTTACATATTTGTCAATTACATATTGCAAATTTTCATCAGTTAAGCCAATTATTTCGTCTCCATATCGCCAGGTAAGTATGCCCTCGATAGGGTCTGTAGTCATTATTTCAATATTATCTGGGCCGTAATAAATATAAAAAGAGCGATGAAAAACGTTCTCATCTCGTAAAGTCACCCTGCCAGTTGGTTGGTTTTTTCTCTTTTTATATTTCTTAGTACTTTCAGCATATTCAGGAGTAAGCTTTCTACTGTCCCGGTCTATACCTTTATCATATAGTTGGTCTTCATAATTTAACGCAAGAATAAACTCCTCATTATTCTCTATAGCTTTACGGATAACTCTATAAAGCTCGTCTTCGAAGTTCTTTAATCTTGATATTAAATTATCTAGCTTATCCATTAGACAGTCCTAAATTTTACACCTTTATTATTGCATGGGAAGCATACACGGCTCATGCTTGTTGTATCGAGCTTAATAGCTTTCATAGCTTTTGTAAAGTCATGAACTAAACCACTTTTCTTGTAGCCCTGACTATCGCCGTCTAATTCGTATAAAATTTCTTGTCTGGAAAAGTTCTGTTGTTCACGACCAATATTAAATGCTGGATTATATGTAAACTCTCTTAGCATATCAATAGCAACTTGCATACCAATTATATTCTGAAAAGCTTTTTTCTGTTCCAGAATAATATCAGTAGTGTCGCACTCAATTGTTAGTTGTAGATTTATCCCGTAATTAGTTTCATACGTATAAATATTGTCTTCAATATCCCACATTCTAACAGGGTCACTATCGTAGTCATCACTAAAATCACCATCAAAATCGCCAGCAAAAGCCGGTATAGCTCCTTCATTTACTTTAAATGGGTGAACCTCTAGGTATCGGCTCCAGATTCTATAATTAGCTTGCTCTCCGCGATTACATGAACCGCAAGGCCCTTTACTCCAATCTTTATCGGTATTAATGGCAACTACCCCCGGAAGTAAATCAGACTGTTTATAAACTAAGTACCAACTACCACCCGCATCATTCTCGTCGCTCAAATATGGTAAATAAATATCTTCAGTCGGGGTAAACCATTCCATACTACCATCTTTAGTTCTGATGAAAGATAATTCTTTTACAAAACCTGCGCGACTAGAGTGCATCAAATAAGCTTTGAAATTGCCAACACCCTGGAACTGCAGCCCAATTTTATTTATCTTAGTAGTTACTCCTTTGGAGCGGATAGGCACAAGCTCAAACCCTACAAGGTTTCCATCACCTTCGATTGTATCATAAATTCTACCAGTACCATCAAATAAAGCTTTGCTTTCAAGTATATTCTTTGCCGTTTTTTCGGTCATTTTCTCATCCCAGAAGGACCGAATTGCTTTTAAGATACTTGCCTGAGTCTTATTCTCTAACCATTCAGAGAACGCGTCGAATGGCTCCCAGTCACTTGGGCTAGACGCTGGGTCTGCCCCAAGATTATCACGCTTGGCTCTATAATTGGTACCCCCAGTAGCTACGCGGTCTCCGATATAATATTGAGTTCCGGCAGCCCAAGTAGGATATACAATAGCTTCAAATTCTGGAGCAATTGATTTAATATTGTCCAGCGTAAGAAGAGGGTGAACTTCTTGGTAGAATTGACCTGTTTCGCTTGTTGTCAAGCTTGGTGCTATGGTAAAATCAGAAACATTGTAGTTTTGTCTCCAGCCCCACAGCCCAAATAATCCTGTTTTTATTTCTTCTGGTCTATACATTCTATTTACGTATTAGCATTAATGAAAAAAGGGAAGGGCATGTCGCCTTTCCCTTTTAAATATTCAACTTTAAAACCAAAAGCTACTAAGGTACTTCTTGAGTATATACAGGTGAAGTTGTTGGATTCACAATTTGAACTGGTTGTCCATAACCATCTCCAGATTCTACAGCTAATGCCATAATTGGATTGGCAATAGTGGTTAAATCACTGTTATAAGGAGTTACAAATGCAACATCAACAGCAAAACCATAATGCTCTTTACGGGCACGAGTTAAATCAGCAGTTGAAGCTCCACCGATAGCAGAGAAATCCCCTTTACTTTCGTAGAAATAAGTTCCACAAGGGAAGTTAATCATAGGCAGTGTATCAATACCCCAAGCTGTTCCGTCAGCCATTTGAGTGTTAAGCAATGACTCACGCTCAAAACGAGTTAATACACCAACAGAACCGCCATTTACAGCATACATATTTCCATATTCACCGGCAGCATTTGCAACACGTGTTGAGAAGTGGAGAATCTTATCGGAATATTCCAATGTTTTGTTCTCGATGTTGTAAAGGTCTTTCTGAGCCAACTTGCGAATAATACTTTCAACACCAGCATTACCTAAAAGGTGGATGTCGCTGAAATGGTCATTGGCTGCCATCATAGGATTGATGTCCCCAATTACATTCTCACGAGCAAACCAAGGTGCGATAATCTTATTACCTGTTTCTGTATAGCTCAATAAATCTCCAAAAACTTGCGTTTTTGCAGCAGAAAGAGCAGCAATTGCAGCAGAATCAAGAGTTTCAGCAAACTTGTATAAATACTTATTGAACTTGCGTTCAAAGTCAGCTTGCATTGAAATCTCATTGTTCATATACATTGCAGGTACAATCGTGAAGCCCCAAGCATAAGTAGCGAAAGTGATTTGAAACATCTGAGATGTATTCTCATCATCTGCAATAGTTACAGTTCGAGTATTTCCGATTGTTACGCCAGCATCATAGTCGATAACAGGTGTTTCCAATACATTACCAATTGACGTTTCAGCTTTTTGTTTAAGCTCTGGCGTCAAGATACCAGATGGGTCGTCAGACTGCATCATGAATAAATTCAACCCTCCGTAACGGCTTGGGCGTAATTCGTTTTTATCCAAATTACTTTTAGCTCTGACATTCTGAATACGAGTGTTAATCAATGACATAACTATAAAATTTTAGTTTTTACAAATAAATTACGTGTTACCCTTGCACGTTACTTTTCTTACCAGCAAAACCCAGGCTCTCGAAAGAAACCTGGGTACTCCTTTTAAAGGATATTGCTAAATTACTTCTTTTTTATAAACAAAGTAAAAATCCATTGAATTATTTTCGTATCAGCTATACCATTTGCAGCTAAAGAGGCTCCGAAGCCGTACATTAAAGCGTAATACCATTCAATATCAATTAAGAAACCTAGTTTAAACCACCACCCAAACATAGTTAGTAATATACCGATTACCCAGGACACAAATTGTACAAGGAATTTTGGTGTACTTTCGTTAAACTTAAATAGCTTCTTTATAAATTCTACTACAACTGGTATGGCAGCAACGAGTGCAGCAAAAGTTGTAAAGAAATCAGTAAACTCGTTGACAGTCACAGCTGCACCCGTTACCTCCTGGGCAAGTAATGTTACTGATGAAACAAGCATCAACGCAAAGACCATAAGAAATTTCAAAAGTGTTTTCATTTTTATTATTTTTAGTTTGTTATTAAAAAAGCAGCATCTTTGAGATACCGCTTTGATTTATCGGATTGGTAGTTTATCAACGCCGTTATCAGCCCTTAATTTCTTCTGCTTATCAGCAAAAGACTGTGAGCCTCGTGTTTCACCTTGTTGCATCAAATACTTTGTTATGATGTCGTCAGCTTCAACCTGGTTTTTGGCTCCAGCAATATCAACTATTTCAATAGTATCTTTGCCATCATCTGGATTAGAGCTACCTGTTCCAGTTGCTTTTTTACCAGGGTCAAGTACGTCTTTCAATTGTTCAGTGATAAGTTCTTGAGCCGTATAAGGATTCAAAGCATTGTTCTTATTTCTAAGAATCTCGCCTTTATCGTCTCTAAATACCATAACTTTCTTGCCGTCAGCTTCGACCCAATCAGGTTTATACTGGTCTAAGATACCATCTTTAGCCGATTTAAGAAGTGTTTGCTGAACTCCTTCAGGATAACCTGCTTTGAACTTCAAAGCTGATGTAGCTTTACCAAATTCAGAATTAACCTGAATACCGGTGATTTTTGAATTGAACTCACCTTTTTCTTTTTCCCAATTTGATTTATCAGTGTCATACTGAGTTTGCAACTGGGTTAATTTACCTTGTGCATCCTTCAATTGCTGAGCTACAACTTCGTTTCCTTTACCGTCACCGATTTGTTGCTTAAGTGTAGAAATTTCAGTTTCATAACCAGTAATCTTTGTTTGCAAGTCAGCTGAGCCCGCAATTTGGGTTTTAAAATCCCCGAGAACGCGCTTAGCGTAATCATAGCTTTTTTCGCCTTGATTCTTTTCTACTCCGGATATTTCCTTTATATCTCGGTCGTAAGCGCCATGTAACTCGCCTACTTTTGCACCTATGACAGTGTTCTCGTCGTTTACTGACAATGTTGATATTGCCGCAACTTGGTCGTCTGTCAATTCTGATAGCGATTCGTTCGCCTTAATAACTTCTGGTGTTAATGCCATAATTTTGTCCCTTTAAATTATAGGTTTAAAAAAATTAGTTTGAATATTTAGTTGGGTCCCACATAACTTTGGTCTCGAACCCTAAACCTTTTGAGTTCTTTTGAAAGTGATTCCACTCAGGGATTGTATACTTTTGGATGAAAGCTTTTGAAAGCTTCTTACCTGTTTTCTTGTCAAAAAGAGGCTTATCCATTTGAACATGGAAAATACCACGCTCTTTTTCAGCGGGTAAATAAGTACCTGATTGAGCCGCTTTAATGCGAGCTTTTTCATCAGCCTCAGCTTTCTTCTTAGCTGCTTCAGCTTCCTTCTTAGCTGCTTCAGCTTCCTTGGCCGCTTGCTCCTGGGCCAGTTGTTCCGGTGTTTTCTTGGTCTCTGACATACTCTTTGAATTTTTCAGTTATAATATTTATTTTTTTATCAAAATCAAGCTGAGAACCAAATTCAATGATGTTGGTGTTCTCTCGCTCGAACCGTTCAACAAATGTAGGAAAATTAATTTTAATTTTAAGTGAATCTAAATTTAAAAGTTCCTTCTCATTCAACTTTAATAGCTCATCTAAGGTATAATGCCTATACGGCTCAAGTTGTTTCAATATAAGCATCCTTTGTAGCTGTATGGGATTATTCCGGTGCTCTGTGGCTAGAATGTTGCTATTAATAGCATCGAGCTCAGCCTCACTAGCGCCATTCTCTTTCGCTTGCTTATATTGCGCATACAAATCATCAACAGAATAAATATAGAACTCAGTGCCCATACTTATTGAACTGCTAATAAAATTATCACCATATCGTAAGGCACAAATAGTATCATCAGCAAACTTTTGGGCCGCTTCTAAGTTACCTTTAAGATTGTTCAGCACACTAGTACGACTCTCAAAGTTAGCTGTAACTTGCATCTCATTAATGCTTTGTTTCTGTTGTACGTCACCACCCATTCCGATAGAAGCTGTGAGAATCTCAGCAGCAACTCTTTTAACCTCTTCAACATTATAATCTAATGACGATTTGTCGATAGTAGTTATTTGAACGGGGTTCCTTAAATCTGGGTCGTCACCAGTTGGAACAGGTACCTCAATAAATGAGCCTACTCCAGCTAATCTCTTCTGAGCACAAACTGGACACGTTTCAATTGTACCATTCCTAAGCACTTTATAGTTCTGGTTGGTATCTCTTAAATAACCACCATCGCAATAATCCCCCGTTTCATTATTCTCAAAATCACAATCAGCCTCATAAGATGAATAAATTGGGTAGGGTGCATACAAATCCAGGTGGCGCTTGCTTATTGAAAAGAATAGTAACCAATCAAGATTAGATAACTGTGGAGACAATGGTGACTTCTTAAGGTCTGGCTGTTTTTGATTCAATTCAGTGGACCAGAAGAATCTTGCTGGGCAAAAACCTAAATCATGTTCAGTTTCAACGATGGGTTCTACCGGTAACTCATTGTCTTTGGTCAATTGAAATACACGGTAATATTTATCATCAAATACAGCGACTCTATTCCCTGGTTGCTTAAACATGATATATTCAAGCTCTGAGGATGTCTTCAATTTATAATCGATTACATTCTCTATAGATAACCAATAGAAATAAGGCTCTGGATATTCAGTAGTTTGTTCCTGTGGTAAATCTATAATAAGAACTGAGTTAATAGCTGTTTTTACAGCGTCCCAACCCTTTTTACGCCACACTAGAGGTTCTTTTAAAACGTCTTTACGATATGCTTCCCAATCGTCTCTATATTCCGAGTCTGTAAACTGGAAGTTAGACACTGGGTTGCGCCCATCAAACACACGTTCTAATTCACTGAAGATAGTTCCAGTTAGTTGGATGTTAGGTGTTGGAAATTTGAATAAGCTGACAAAAATGTTGTACTTATCTTTTGGGATTAGAGTCCTAACCCACTCAAGAAAAGTGGTCAACGGTTGAGAAATCTCAGAAGGCTCCATAAAGCTTTCGACATGAAAGCGTATTCTGCTTTCATGTCGTACTGCTTTACTTATTACTTGAGTTTTCTTCGGACTTTTTATCAGTTCTTTTATTTCGCTTACTAGTAAGGCCATTCACTTTGTCTAATTGCAAGTTTGAATCACTTGGCAGCTCCCAACCACCATTATTTGGCATACGCAAAATGCGCTCAGCGTGATTAACTTCAAATTCTTGAGTCTTGTCCCCACACTGAAGAACAACACTGTTGGTCCCTTTTTTTTCCATGATTATGGAGTTACAAGGTCAGTAAGAGCGTTGAAGTCCGTTGGAGTGATAATTTTCAAGTTATCAGACCAGTTCGGGTAGAAGCTCCAAGAAATAACGTTCATATCAGGTGTCTCAAGGCCGCCGAGAACTTTATCACCTACAAACAGGCCATTAATTGGAATAGGATAGTATTCGGTTGGAGTTGTTGCATCATCTGCAATCATTCCAATACGTCCATATTCATCAATCAAATAAACACCAACATTCTCACACTGGTATTCTTTAAGCGCTTTAATGGTCTCCTGGTTGCTTCTCAGGATGTTTGCTGTAAAGGTTGAAGGCTCACGACCGATAACCAATTCAATTCCGCCCAAAGTCTCGTTTCCGCCACCATAAGTACGTGCCGCCCCAGCCTCATTGGTTGGTGCTTGTATAAATGGTGATTGTACAACTTTAGTTCCATCAGCAGCAGCCAGTAAAGGCGTCCAGCTTGCAAGAACGTCAGGTGCGTTAGTAGCTATTACAAATGCGTTTTTAGTACTACCAGTAGAATAAATTCTCTGAAATACAACTTTCTGAATTTGCCCAAATTCTTCAGGACATTCGCTGATAGGTACGTCGCCAATGGCGGCAGCAGCAGGACAATTACAAAGTAAACCCATGATATTAATTTTTTAAATTAGACATTTTATCATTGCAAATATATAAACTTTTTTATTAAGGTTGGCCGATGGCGTCTAAAAAGGCCTGTGAGAACTTGCTTTCATCGACCAAACGAATATCAAATGCGGCCCAGACGCCCATTGTTGTACTAACTTCTTCTACTTCAATTTTTATATCAGTTAAAGCTGGTATAATATCCGGGAAGGTTCTTACATCTTGGTAAGCTCCTTGCGCTACCATAACAGTAACACGTTTCTTAGTAGTGAATACTTTACCAAATCTACGGCTCTTGTATAAGAATCTAGCATACTCAGCTATAGCTGCAGCATTGCCTTCTTCTTCAATTCCTAATTCACCTCTATATAAGTAGCCGACTTTTCCTTTTGGGATAGTATAAATAGCCATTAAAGTCTGCTGATTAGATGGAGTAGCTATAGCTCTAACTGCTACTGAAGCAGGAACACCATTCGTTGGTGTTGGGTCCAAATGGCAATACACTGTACCGGTGAACTCAGTTGAATTAGCATTTGACAATCTGTAAACTCTCCAAAGTGGAGTAGTGAGATTCACGTTATTCTGGCCATTTAAAGCAATCTCTTGTTCAACTTCATTGCCGTCTATATCCAAACCAAGAACAGTTATTGTTTGATTATCGGCCGTCTCTGATGAACTTAAATAAAGTATTGGGGCTGTTCCATCAGCATCATATTGATATAAACCACCGTGCTCCCAAACATCTTCGGGGTCTGTGCCTGTAGTTATCTCTGGGTTAGCTCCAAACTTATCTTGTGTATCAAAGCCAGCCGTTTGTCCATGTATAGGCTTATAACCATCATTAGACTGACGTTTCTCAAAGAATAATTTAGTTGCTTTTCTAAACTCCGCAGCGTCTTGATACTTATCGCCTGTAGCATTCTTGTCAATCGAAGTTAAGTCTGTGAAGTCGTCTAGGCGCTCGCCAGTTTGGACACCTAAGATAGTAACATAGTTACCGTCTTGGCCTAAAATGTAGATACCTGAAGGGCAAACAGAGCCGTTCAATATCCAGTCATTTCCTGATTTGTATAATGATGTTATCATATCAAGCGATTTTTATAAAACAAAAGTAGGTTAAAATTTTTTAGTTTCGTCTTTTTAACCCCCTTTTTTGTTTCGTCTTACTCAATTTAGCTGTAGCAAGATACCTCATTGCGTCAATACAATGGTTGAATGCGTCAATAGCTTTATTCAAGGCTTTACCAGTTTTATCCTTATCCCAAGCATACTTACGCAGCTCTTTAATAAGGTTAGTACTTCGCTTAGTGACGTAGAACTCATCTTGCTGGAGTATATCGATACCAAAGTTAACGGAGTCTTTACCTTTGACAGCTGGCCTAATATTAAAACCATGTTGGTTAATCTCTGTTATAGATTTGGGTTCAGCTGAATCAGCAACAACAAAATCAGTGCGCTTGATTCCATGGTGCTTCATTAGCCTGGCTATGTCTCCATTAGTTAAACCGGTCTGATAAACTAATTCGTCCCATATTACTTTGCCATTCCATTTATAGGCTGCGGTTATAGTTGTTGGGTCATTTGTAAAACCAAAGTCAATAGTATAACCTATTAGCTTGGCTTCAGCCGGTACCCGGTCAATCAATTTCCAGTTATCAAATATGACGCCTTCTAATTTACCTATCAAGCCTAGGCCGTATACTTTCCACCAGTTTTCCCAATATGATGAGGTCTTGGCTTTCTCCCAGGCCTTCTCTATTTCCTTTATAATCGAATCTGAGAGGGCTTCGTTATCTTTATAAGTTAATATCAACCATTCGGCATCCTCATCATCCTGGAGCTCCTCATGAACCCAGAATGTATTTGACGGGTTGAAGTCAAGCCAAATTGTCTGGTCTGTTCTAATAGCTAATTGGTGATAAGTCTGGAATGAAATATTATTGCACTCATTTATGTATAGTATATTTCTACGGGGTCCCCGAACCTTGTCCTCCTGGTCAGCTGAAAAGAACTCGATATAAGAGCCGTTAGTGAACGTATACGTTAATAAGGTCTTATTGTAGTTAGTATCAATCCAGCGGCCTGTGGCCTTCATAATCTTTATGAAATCTTTCAACGCCCCTTTACGTAAATGTGGTACCGTCTCAGATACTACTGATATTTCCAGTAGCGGCGTTTTGATAGCTGTATCAATAAGAATAGGCAGTATGCCAAAGGTCTTACCTGCTGACGTACCACCTGGAACTACTCGAATGCGCTTCTTTAGCTTTCGAAGTTTTTTTATGGCTGTTGTATACTTAAACATTTATTCGTTTGAATCATCTCCAAATAAAGGCTGCTCGGCTCTAGTTGTAACATCAACTTTGTCTGGTGCATTCCAACCCATTGCTTTGAAAATATCCTGAATAGCTAATCTCTTATCATACAGCTTGATTTTTACATACTCAACTTCAATAAGTTCGTCATTCATATTCTTGACTTCGGTCTTAGTGCTTATCTCCTGTATGGCTGCTAAGATTTGAGGGTTGTCTTTTTTCAAAGCCTCAAAGTCTTCCCTTTTTATCCAGTCAGTATAGAAGTCAGCAATATTAGAGGTAGCTAAAACCTTGAGGTCTTTCAATAATCCAATTTTTGAAATTCCGACGGCTTTAGCCACATCTTCTTTGATAATCTCTATATACTCCTGAATGTTAGCTTTCATAAGTAGCTTAGCCCCGGCCACGTTAGCCCCTTTCGGGCTGTAACCGGCATCTCTAACCGCTCGGCTAGCGTTCCAATCCACAATATACTCATGACAGAAAATCTGTTGCTTTGCATTTAGTTCCTGCTCTAATTCTTGCCTTCTTTTAGCTGTTGAATCCATATCGAATATTTTTATTTTACGAAGATAATAAAACCCTCTGAGAAACAATAATGGAAACAATAATGGAAACAATAGAAACAATGATTGTTTCCCGCTAAATATTTGGTTACCAAGTTATTATGGACGCAGGGTAAACAATAAAAAAGTCTATTGTTTACCCATAAAACCTTTATACCCAAATAGTTAGGCCTCAAAAACTCAAAATGTAAACAAAAAAGAGGCCCAAACTTTCTCTGGTCCTATATTATAATAAATATATGTAATTTCTATATATCCTATATTCCATATTTATCAAATAAAAGGTTTTATAATATTATTGTTTACATTGTTTACAGGATATTCGGGGCCCTGGGTCTCAACCACTTAACCGAGAAACAATCATTGTTTACCATTGTTTCTATTGTTTCCAAAAAGTCCAATCGAAAGTTTGCCTCTTTTATTGTTTACATTGTTTACACCTGGCCCTGGGCCTTGGCCTTCAATGACTTGAGTTGTAAACAATCATTGTTTACCATTGTTTACACGCTGGAGAAACAATAAAAAATCTATTGTTTCTCTAAAAAGGTACCTCAGAACAACCCTTTTTGGCATTCTGCCGGTTAGTTAAGAATTGTATATTATCTAGCGAGTAGCCTTTATTATTATCAACGCGGTCAATTGTATATAATTTACCTCTTTTACCCTTTTCAATAATATAACCAGTATCTGCACAGAATTGCCTGAACTCTTTCAGTGTAATATTAAAAGCTTTGCCTCGCGTCTTTGCATTATTCTTAAACTGATGAAACCTGGCATAAACAGGGTCCTCTTCTCGACGTTTGCGAGCAAAATGCTTATGGCATAAACCCCCTTTTCGGGCTATCGGCACATTTGTACAGTTATAAGCACAGCAATATTTGCCCTGTTTTTTTTTGTTTTCGCTTATATGGAACATAAATTTAGTCTATAAATCCTTTAAGGGTTAATGTATTCGGGTCACATAGAAGTTTACCTTTATCTGTATAAACTCGGATTTTACCATTGATTAAACCCTCATGCGAATAAGTCCGACCAGTCAAACCTGTTTTAGTTTCTACTAATTGCCCGGCCTTTTTATTGCCGTTACAGAGCCTATCAATTTGCTCAATATCCCAAGAAGTTAACTCTGTCATAATTCAATTTCTAAGCCAGTTACTATTCTATAAATATCTCTAGTCAATTGTACATCGTACGAGGCGTCATGTAATCGACTTTTATCAATTACAAGACCTAACTCCATTGCAACTCGTTTGAGCTTAAAAGAAGGCATCTCTCGCCTCCTAGTGAGAAGATACTGGGAAGCCAAGCTTTGTACATCTAAACCGAAGTAGAAATAACTACCCATGAATTTATCTCCATTATGCAGAAACCACTTTGAGAAAAATCTGTCATCAAAATAGCGATTATTGAAGCCAATCAACCAAGCTTTAGACTTTGGGTCATATTTATCGACGTATTTACTTAGGACCTTGATAAGTTTCTTATACACCTCAACCATCTCAGGATAAAGCCTTATTTCTTCTTCGGTTTTCTTACAAGTGCTGAGCGCTTCAGGCTCATAAATAGCCTTAGGATGTGGCCTGGTATAAAAGTTAAACTCTTCAACTACAACATCGTTGACCTCTACCAGGCCGGCAATCTGGTGAACAGAATGCTTTCCAGTCTCCAGGCCAGTTGTCTCAAGGTCATAAAATACTTTAATTATATCCATAGCTTTAAAATATACTCCAGTAGTCGGCCATGAAAGCCATTATCTTCTTAGCCTTGATTTTACGCTTATTCTTTTTAGTGTACTCTTCAAGAGCTGTATAAATGACTTTAGCTTCTTCGGTAGTCATTATTACGATTGTTTCAATGGGCTTCTTTGGTGAACCCTGGTCAAAGAATCTCATCAGTTATCAAATTTTTCAAGTTCACTTACTCTACCGCGCAATGCTCTGAAAGCATAATCAAACAGCCTTTTAGAACCGGCTTTTACCTTTATTCCTTGCAGCTTTGTCCATGTCTTTCTACTAGTTGGGAAACCCATTTGGCTTTTCTCTTCAATCAATACTGGGTAATTATCGATAAAATGGTTAATGCAAGCTGCTTTGACATTAATATCTTCTGTGCCTTTTCTAAGGTGTTCTATAAACGTTTTCTTATCCATTTGTATAATTCTATTGGCCAAGTGAGAAATAGCTTAAAAGTATCATGCTTTTTCTGTATATCACGGCCTTGTTCAACAAGAGGTTCTTTCTCGAAATCATCATTGAAATCTTTGCTAAATTTTATAGCCTCTTCGGGTATATTCGCGCCCTTAATGAACGCGAATATAAACACCACAAAGACTAACCATAAAGGAATAGCAATAAAATACCAATGCTTAAGCATCCACGCTTTATCTGCTGCCCAGTTTATTTCTTCCATGACTATTCAGGTTTTGAAGTTGTCATTTGAATAGGTTGCAAAGGAGCTCCAAAAGTGGCTGTTGTAAACCAGATTTTTTTATCCTTTTTAAGCTTATGTAACTCAATGCTTGTAAGATTCACGGCGAAAGTTGCATTACCATCTTCTGACCAGTTGAGTACATCTGAGGTCAAATTCTTGTGGTCTACTGGAAACTTAGGCTTAATAACATTAACCTTGATAGGCTGAACAGGACCTTTAAAAGTCAACCTAGTAATAAACAAGGTTTGATTCTTTTGAATCTCCTTAAGCTCTTCCTCCGTTAACTCAAAGCATGATGTTATCATACCCGTATTTTGAGCATGCGCTGGAAGTGATTCATACTCTTTTTGGTCCTTTGCAAAAACGATGTTTTGTTCTTTAAATTCTACTGCTTTCATAATTACTTTTTATTTAAAAGTGATAAACTAATGGCTAATTCAATATAAAGGCTATATTCTTTAATTTGTGTTTCGGTATAATTTTCAATTTTACCTACTCTTTCAAAATTGGTTTTCCAGTATTCAAAAGTATATTCCATACAACCAATTTTCAAATAACCTTTTTTACATTCATTCAAAAAATGTCGAGAGCCTTGAATTTGCAAAGGTGATACTTCCCAAGCATTGCCGTAAACCCAAGCATTGCCGTAAACCTCAGCATCGCCGTAAACCCAAGCATTGCCTAAATTTTCTTCTTTTTCTATCCAGCCTCCAAGTTCACCAGCTTTACCGTACTTGCATGCTGCTTTTAATTTGATTTGAAAAAGTTTAATTCCAAAAATGTTGACTTTCGAAGTCCCTGTTAACTCAAAATGTTTCATAATATTGTAGCTTTTGATTTATACCTATGAAACCTCGCACCATTTACGATGCGAGGCAATCAATCACAATTAAGATTTAGCGTAGCTAATAATCATCAAAGTGCAAATAGTATTTAATAGCTTTACCTTTACGCTTTGATACAGGCTTAACTGGATTATTGTGACAATAAGCCACCAGTCTTATGACGGTCGGAAGTTTGACCATGGTCCAATAAAGAAAGCCTATAATTGAGCTATAAAGTACTATCATCTTCTATAATTTTTTCAATCATCGTATTTGGTATTGTAGGGTGCGGAACCAAAATTGTCCGCTTACCCTGCATCGATTTTTCGTGTTTTTTCTTCGTAGCAAAAGCTATTTGCTGCAAAGTTTTCTCTCGCTTCTTACGAGTATATTTCTTGTAACTCATAACCGTATAAAGATAATTATTTAGTTTAAACTAAGAAATTTTTTAAGCTTCAAAATCGGTAATAAAGCCTAAATAGTGTTTAGCTCTTGTGTAAGCCACATAAACCAGGTTATCCTCTTGCTCTGCCATCCACTCAACTTGCATAGCTCTTGAGTTATAAAGTTTGTCTGGGCAAGCTATAAACACTCTATCAGCTTCTAGGCCTTTAGACTTGTGAATAGTTGATAAACAGATTCCAGCGCGATTGCCTTCGCTAAATATCGATTCAATGCGCTTAATCAATTGGCGTACCTGTGTCAAACCTTCAGACAATACATTTAAAGCTGCGACCTTATCCTCATAATACGCGTATTGGTTATTGTGCTTAGCTTCAGCTATTGAACAAGATTGAGACTTAGCAACCTTTTGAGCTATCTTATTAAGCTCGCGGTCGAATATACGCATAGCCTCTTGAATGTTGGTCCTATTAGTTCTTTTAAGCATGTTCACCAAGTTCGCGCCAATATCACGGCCTTTAATATAGGCTTTAGTTCCATTAGCGATATACTTCATACAAAGACTAGTCAAAGGAGCAGTAACACGACAAAGAATCATATCCCCGTCTTGCACATCTTTAATAGAAGCCGCTTGATTTACTTCACCTGTTGGAGCATTATCTCTAGCTTCAATTTGAGGTACTATAGACTGCGCTTGTTTGATAATATGAGAGTTACAACGGTAACAAACAGACAAAGGCAGAGTAGTCGTTTTAGGCAACGTTTTAAGCAGATTGAAGCTTTTAACATCAGCACCCGCAAATCCATAGATAGCTTGTTTAGGGTCACCTACTGCAATAAAACGACCAGTCTTAGGCTTAACGCACTTCAAGAACATTTTTCTTTGAGCAGTATTCAAGTCTTGGCACTCATCAATAAAAACCCAATCATATTCCTGCATGCGGATATTCTTGATATTTGGGAAGTAAATCATATCAGTGAAATCAATCTTGGTGGTGTCATTCTTACCATATTTGATAACCTTGTTTACAATCTCGAGCTCATTATCTTGGATAAAAAGGTTATGCTTATAAGCTAAGTCTTGAGCCTCTTCGTAAGTAGTGCAAAGGTTAACACGAATCAAATCAGTAAGCTTGAGAATGTTGGCTTTATACTCGCTAAATTCTTCTGCATCTAATTCACGATTAGGAGAGAAATGGCTGAACTTAAAACCTTGGTTTATGAAAGAGCGATACTTGTCTGCTTGGATTGAACAGCTAAAGCTTCTCATAACGCTAGCTGCACCTAGGCTGTGCAAAGTACGAATTTCAACATTTTGCTTGTTGCCTACCTTAATTTTCAACTCTTCTACAATAGCCTTATTAAAGGCAAGAAATAAAACTGACTTATCTGCAGGAATCAAATTGAGGGCCTCTACAATTGTAGTTGACTTACCACTGCCTGCAACAGCCTCAACAACTGCATTGCCTTCACCATTATCTATAAAGTCATAAATCGCTTGTTGGTATTTTGATGGAGTAAATTTCATGTTTGTTGTTATTTGTGGGCCAAAAGGCCCATTATTATATACTGCTATAGGTCTCTAAGGCTGCTTAAATTAAATAAAGTCTCAATACGTATAACCAGATTTAGATAGCGCTTAAAACCTTTTGTTTCTGCACCGGTCCTATTACAATATACTTCATGTGTATCAAGATTAACGCTTAGGCATTCTTTAATAGAAGACTCGAGCTTATTAACTTGTATTACACGGTCAAAAATTACCCAAGAGCCTTGTCCTTTATCTAATCTATAAGTTGTGTTTCCTTTTTTAATTTCTAATGAAGTAGCCATAATTTCCAATTTTTTTGTTTTGATTACGATGTAAAGATAGCTAAACTTTTGATACCAAAAAATATTTCTGAGAAAAAATAAAGAAAAAATTTAGGCTAATATCATAAGTTATTAATACTTAATCTATTAGCCTAATAAATACACATCGATAAAAAGTTACTCTTCTAAACCTTGCAACTTGTAAAAATTATAATCAGCATTATAATGCTCTTTTGTGAGTTGTAGCCTAGCAATAAAATAATAACTCCAACCTACTTTTAAATGGAGTCCTTTTGCGATAAATTGTTGAAGCTTTGAAAAATAATACTGCTTGGTGCAAAAATCGGTCCAGATGTCAAGTGCACTAGCTACTATATTAAGACATACTTTTTCATCAACAATACTAAAGCCAATAGTCTGCTCTTCATTTAGCCAAATTAAGTCTGACTTTTGATGTAGCCTTTTTATAATGTCCTTTAATTGCTTTGCTGAAATAATAGCTTTAGAGGCTTCCTTTTTCCAATTAAACCAATCAACATTTATATCAGTCTCAACTGTGTTTTGTATGTAAAAACCGATATTAAATAGCTCTTTAGTTTCTGTTTCGTATTCCAGGCCTTGCCTGTTAACTGCATCGAATAACATGACAAAAGCGTTTTGAGCATTATAGAAATTCGATTGTGGAAATATAGTAGCCATTTTATTTAGTTCCAGTTGACCCAAATTTACCTTCTCCACGTTCAGTTTTTTGGCCTCCGTAGAGCTCCTCTAATGAGTCCGACTCTTCGGCAAGCTCATAACTCACATCAAGTAATAAACCTTGAATTATCTTATCCCCTGGGTTTATCTCGGCCACTTTATCACCTATATTAAATAGATGAATTTGAACCTCGCCTTGGTAATCTTCATCAATTACGCAAGCGCCTACTTTTAATTCTTTTTTCAAAGAAACACCGGACTTGTCCATGAAGACTAAAGCCTTACCACTAGGCACTGCACAATGAATACCTGACGGAATGTTTACACTTTGACCAGGGGCCAGGTAGTGGGTGCCTGGAAAATCATTTGGCACATAAAAGTCTAAACCAGCGGCTACACTTGTTCCGCGGGTTGGCGTTTTAACGTCTCTATTTTTGAATATTTTCATAGCTTTTAGTAAATAATTCAGCTTTTATTGCTGAGTGTGATAAATAACCTATTAGTTTAAAATCTTCAATATTCAAGTTATTGAAGTCTGCAGAAGAGCTAATACATAAATCAGCTTCGTCAGGCATTGGCTCACGTTTCAATTGTTCTTTAATTAATGGAATATGCGGACCATAAAAATGTACATTCGAAAGGTCTCCAATTAACCTGGTGAACTGTAAACCTGTTTCATGCTCAATTAAACGGCCTAAGGTCGCATATAAAGCAATGTCAAAAGGTATGCCGAGCATCGTATCGCAAGACCTTTGGTGCCACTTGATAGCAAAAGAATCTAAGCCTGTTGGAATTATTTCAAAAGACCAATGACAAGGCGGCAAAGCCATATCGTGTAATTCTGCAGGATTCCAGGCATTAACAATATGTCTACGATTATACAAATCACCATTTTTTAATGACTCGATAAGCCCTTTAATCTGGTCTAGCGTAACTTTATTACCGGTGGTCCAATGCCTCCACTGAACGCCATAAATACGGCCAACGTAGGAGCTTTTACTAAAGTCATAAGCATCTTTGGTCCAGATATTTACTTTGTTTGCTAACAGATAATCAATGTTGTCTTCACCTGAGAGCATCCAAATAAGCTCATGTACACAAGCTTTCCAAAATATACGCTTGGTAGTAAGCAATGGAAAACCTTGCAGCATATCTATGTCTAGAGTATAATGTGGAATTTGTAGCATCTCGATATTGCCTCTAGACTTATCCAAATAACTAAAGCCATCCTTTAAGACAGCTTTAGCTAATTTATTATAGACTTCATCAATATGAGCCATACTACTCTTCAGTTGATTCAGTAGCCTCTTCAGTCGCAGGTACTTCTGCAGCGGCGGCCTTGGCCTCTTCTTTGGCTTTTTTCTTTGCAGCTTTTGCTTCTTCCTTCTCCTTAAGTTTAGCCTCTTCAGCTTCTTTTAAAGCAGCTTCATAGGCTTCGGTCGCTTCTTCATTAATAACCAGCGCAATTGGGCGCTTGTTCTTAATAGTACCATCCTCGAGCTTCACTTTAACAAGTACCATTGGCACGCGGCGGTCAATCCATACTTGCTTAGCTATACCTTGCAAGTTGTTTTTTGTGCGATACTCTTCAAAATCAACTACTTTACCAACAAACTGCTCACGAGCATTTTGAGCTTCTTCTAAGGCCTCTTCAAGAGTTTGCTTAGGTTTAGGCTCTTTCTTTGGTTTGGGTTCAGCTTTTGGCTTCTCCTCAGTTGAGGTAGTAGCTTCTTCAGCTGTTTCTGCAGTATCTTCTTCAGCCGTAGGAACTTCGATACCACGCTCTTCCAAAATGTCTGCAATCATAGCAGCCTCACCGTCTTTGGCTTTTGCAAGGGCGTTTTGGAGCTGCTTAGAGCTTTTCTTTTTCAACTTAGCAGAATCAACTACGTTGAACTCAACAGTGTCAACATAATCACGTTCTACTGTTTCAGTCACGCGTTCTACTAGGGTACCTGCGTCTTCGCCTTCGTTTGCGAAAAATTGTACACCATTTTCAAGTCTTACTTCAATTGAGCTTTTAGCTTCAAATAATTTTGCTTTCATCTTTTTTAATTTTATAGGGTTTAAAACCCTGGATTTTTATTTGTTTTGATTACGATGTAAAGATAGCTGAATAATTTAAACCGCGAAATTTTTTCAAGAAAAAAATGAAATTATTTTTCAGTCTTTTCAAAGTCAATTTCAAGTTGGCTGTCTTTTTCCTTGGATTCCAGATAGTTATTGAGCGCACCAATATAAGCAGCTGCATCTAATAAATTATCTTCTTTATGTGCATGACCTTCGCGGGATAGCTTTAAAGCAATTAATGCTTTAAACATGTGCTCAGGCTTTAAGTCCAGGTGAGTCATTGCATTGAATAATGCGCAAGCCTCTTCCATGGATTTACCAAAAGGCCCATATTGCCTTTCTTTTTCTTCTGAGCGCTGATTTACTATTTCATCAGCTTTTTTAAGAATGTTCATATGCTTTTATTTTTGAATATTGTACGAATATAAGAAAATCTCAATTAAAATCAAAAATTATTCTTCAAAGTAATTTAAGACCTCAACTTTTGTAGCGTCTATAACCTCATATTTTTCACCCCCTATTATTATATAAGGCTTTTTCTTTAGCGGGACTACTACCTCAATATTTTCTTTATTATTAATTAATTTCTTCAGGTGTTTGAATGTTACTAGTTTCATAATTCCAAATGCGCTACTTCAATATTTGCCTGCCTCAATAGGTCTAGACCTTCTTTTCTCTTATACTCTACCGCATAAACTACTCTTTTAATTTTAGCCTGAATAATCAGCTTCGCGCATTCCATACAAGGCGAAACTAGCGTATAAATAGTTGAGCCTTCACTACTGTTATTTGATTTGGCTATTTTTGTTATAGCGTTGGCTTCGGCATGTAGGACCCACGGAAACGTTTTTCCGTTATCATCTTCGCAGATATTTGGAAAACCGGACGGGGTACCGTTAAAACCATCAGCAATTATTATTTGGTCTTTTACAATCAAAGCACCGACTTTCATTTTATTAGCATAAGAGTTTTCAGATATAATCTTAGCTATTCTTAAATATTGTCTATCTAGTTTGCACATACTTATTAATTTTAGATTTTATAGCTTGCATCAGGCCTTCTTGTTTACTGTCTTTTCTCTCTAGTGATTTTACAACGTCATTGTCAATAGTTCTTGAAGCTACCAAATGGTTGACAATAGTCACCTCTTTTTTACCTTGGCGGTCTAAGCGAGCATTAAATTGCTGATATAATTCCAGGGACCAGGTTTGACCGAACCAAACAATTATATTGCCACCAGCTTGTAGATTTAAACCGTGGCCGCCTGAAGCCGGGTGCATCATTAAGACTTGAATCTTACCAGCATTCCAGTCTTTTATATCCTGGTCGGTTTTCAACTCTCTAGGTTTGTATTTTTTCAACCTCTCTTTGAGTCTATACATATCATGCCGGTATGTCCAAGCAATAAGGACCGGTTTGCCATTAGCGGCCTCAACTATCTCTTCTGTGACATCTAGTTTTAAATCGTGTACAACATGGTAATCTTTATTTTCATCATAAACGGCCCCATTAGCAAATTGTAGGAGTTTATTAGAAAGTGCAGCCGCATTTATTGCTGAAATATTTTCACCCTCTTCTTGGTCTGCAAATAACTCCAGAACTTGCTCCTCTTCAAAAGCGTCATACTTGGCTTGCGTTTCTTCATCAAATTTTATATCGATGTAGTTATTAATTCGGCCAGGCATGTCGAGGTAATCTTCAGACTTCATACTAATACAAATATCGCTAATCTTTTCGTGAATCCTAGTTTCACCGTCGTCTCTCAAATTGTACTTATAAACTATAGCGCCATTTCTTTGGCCTGGTCTAAAATACTCTTCTCTAAACCTCGTAATAAATTTACCAAGGCGTTCACCTCTATCTAGTAAATAAACTTGGCTCCATAAATCGATAAGGCCATTTGGCGCTGGTGTTCCAGTTAAACCCACAACTCTAGTGAACGAAGGTTGAACTCCTCTGAGCGCTTTAAATCGTATAGATTTTGGATTTTTAAAACTACTGAGCTCATCAATAACTAACATATCAAAAGGTAGCATAGAGCCCCCGTATTGACCGCAAAGCCATGAGACATTATCACGGCCAAGCATATAAATATCGGCCTCAGCCACAAGAGCTGCTTTTCTTTGCTTTACTGTCCCAATTACTTTTGAAACACGTAAATCTTTTAGATGCTCCCATTTTTCAATTTCAGCATCCCATACACTTTCAGCTACTCGCTTAGGTGCAATGACTAAGGCCTTTTCAATATCCAACTCCTCAAACATTAATTTCTTAATAGCTGTTAAAGTTGATACTGTTTTACCCAGGCCCATTTCCAGGAATAGCGCGCTGTGTGTATTATCAATTATATGGTTAACGGCTGTCTTTTGATAGCCATGTAAATTTGATTCATTCATAACTTTTAAGGACTTCTTTTATAAAATCTGAGTTATCTATTATCTCAACTCTAAAACCTAAGTTTCTGAGCTTCTGGTGAACCCACAATTGGATTTTGCGAGGTTTCTGTTTTGTGGTTTTAATCTCAGCAAAGAATAATCGGCCACCGGGTAATAAACAAAGCCTATCTGGTAGGCCTGTTATATGTGTAGACAATAATTTAATAGACCAGCCGCCTAATTTTTCAATACCTTTCGATAGTTTACGTTCTAAAAGCTTTTCGCTTTCTACAGTCATAATATTAAATCTTTAAGTCGAATAGTCATTATTTTATCGCTTATAGTTATATCGATTTTTGAATGCCGATATTTTGATTGGATGAAGACCTGGAGCAAGTCTAAGAATCTACGGCTATAGGCGAACCTAATTCCAAGACCTAGCTCCAGGGTGGCTATGTGGCTCAATACAAATTCTTCATCAATCAAGTCTTCTGGAATAATATTTTTGTTTTCCATACATACCAAAGTTTTTAGTAGATTTAGATTGTTCCCAGCCATCTAGGCTGCGTAAAATATCATTTATTTCACGGGTCTTATAGCGGTCCATATCTTCTTTATTTTTACCAAGGCACTCGCACCAGACTTCGGCTACACAAACATGGTCTCGCTCTATATTAGCTTCACCTTTATCGCTGAGTGGGTCTTCAAGAAAAGTGCGACGCTCATAAATATCCATTTGGTTCCACTTAGAAGGTAGTAGAGTATTAATATAATCATCAATCAATCCACGACGCTCGTCGGTCTCACTGTGTTTCTTTTGCTCATGACTAGCTAAAGCTTCAGCCTCTTCGCTTAAAAATAAAGTTTCACCAGCTTTATACAGGGTAACGGCTTCAGCCCAAATTTGAGCTATTACTTCTGGGCTATCAATAAAGTCTCTAAGGTCCTGGTTCTGAGTTAGTTTAATATCGTGAACATCTACAGGCATAAAGCGCCTATTTCCAGATGGGTCTCTTAAAAATTCTTGTTCGTTAGTCGTAGCCACAAAAACGCATTGCCTTAAAAAGGTTTCAGGAACACGTGCATAAGCTGGTCTAAAAGTGTCTTCTTGCTTGGAAATGAAGTGCTTAACCGCTTCTACTTCTGCTTTTCTTAAACCTTTTAGTTCAGCCATTTCTAAAATCCAGGCCCCTTGTAGCTGCTCGTAGGCCTCTTTACCATTTACACCTGCAAAACTATCTGAGAACCACTCACGGCCTAGCGCTCTGAAAAAAGAACTTTTACCAGTTCCTTGCATCTGCCCTACTAGTGTTAAAACTAAGTCAAACTTTATGCCAGGGTTGAAAATACGAGCAACTGAGCCTACAAGCATTTTTCTAATAGCCTCACGAGTATAGATATTATCTTTAGCGCCAAAATATTTTATCAGTAATGTATCAGCTCTTTCAATACCATCCCACTCCAAAGCTGTTAAATATTCTTTGACAGGATGAAAACAATGCTTATTAAATTCCAAAGCTAATGAGTCATCAATTTTAAGAGTGCCTGAAATTTTATAAATAGTCTCAATATAGTTTCTAACTCCTGAATAGTCTACATTTTTAACAGGTTCAGGCTTTTCAACACGGCGCCATGGGACGGTATCAAAAATGTAGCGTTTGCCATCAAAATCATTTTGTTTAAATAAGCCTTTTAGATTTTCATCGCTAGCGAAAATTGTATTAAGATTCTGGGCATTTGAAAGGTAGTTACCTTTTCCATCAACTTCTAATTGTTCTGCCCAGGTTAAATCTTGTTCTTTTGGTTCTGTATTATCTTCTGGATTCTCAGCAAAATCATACTTAGCTTCATTTATTGTTTCAGAGGCGATGGTCTTTTTTACTTTACTATTTGAGCTAGCAAAGTCTTCCATAGACTTAAAGCTCTTTAATTTCGTTATCTGGTTTGGGTTTGGATTATCAGCATCTAAATGACCAAATTTATGAATCCTTACCAAGTCAAACGCGTTACATAATTTACCCCCGCAAGGGTCTGTGCCATGATGCGAATAAGCAAACTTATCATCGTACGTTATTAAACCTGAGGCCGCTGTCCCTTTTAGATACGTATAGCGCCCGTCTGTGGTTGGTACATAAACATCTTTTAAAAAGGTTTCAATAGCTTCTGTGATAGCGTAGGACCTACAAAAAGCCCCAATTAAACCCCTTTTGAGCTCAGGGTCTTCTTGTTTCTTAGATAGGCTCTTAACTTCTTCAAATTTTCTATCTGCAGTGGGCCAAAGGCTTGAGTCAGTCCAATCTGCATACGTATTTAGTACTTCATCAACATCAACCCAGGGGCCATCTTGTGATTGACAATAATAATCTACATCTTTTGGATTAGACGGCCAAAACATTAGCCTGTTTGTTTCAAAAGTAGTATTATCAAAAATATCAATATTCATTAGGCCCGCTATCTGCCTGGAAACGGCGACGTATTCATCTGGAGTAGCTTCTCTGGATAGTGGCATTATTAGCCGGTACCGCGGTGAGGTTTCACTATGTTTATGAGTAGCGTGGAGTAGGGCCGCATTTGAAAATTGCATACAAAAGTCGTCCCAAAAATCTGGATGTGCAAAGTCTATATCAAGGGTCATAATTTGTCTATGAACAATATTCTCAGGCTTACGTCTACCATTTCTCAAGTAGCCACCGACATAACCACCAACATCTTTTATTTTTGACTGCTCATCTTTAGTTGAGCTTATAAATTCTTTAAAGGTCTCGTTAGTCTTATTTTCTTCTTTTAGTTTTGTAACTAACTCAGACCATTGCCACTTTTTATTTTTCCAGATTTTTGATTTGGCACTCATGCCTATAGCCAAATCAATTGAGCCATCATATTTCATATATTAGTCTTTTTTATAGAACGGTGTAAGGTAACCATCAGCCACTAATGGTAGGCCTTCCGCCCAGGGTACATCTTCACCCATTATTTCACACATATTTTCTAAGCTTTGTTCTTGGTCTAGTTCAGGAATTTCACAAATGGCTTCATCATGTACGTGCATGACAATATCAAAGCCTTTATCGTCAAGAGCCAGCATCGAATAAGCTAATAAATCTCGTGCTACAGCCTGAACTATATTCTCCACGAATTTACCACCATACGACTCAACCCACCACCATTTTTTGGTAACTTGGTCCATGCCTTTATATTTGACACTCTCGCCTCCAAATCGATTGGTCGTAAAGGTAGGACTTTGATAGAATAATTTACGCCCTGAGGGCAATTCTATTGTCAATACTTTTCCGTCGCATTCAAAAGCGATATTTTGGTTTTGAGTTAATACTACTCTTTTTCTAGTTCTTATAGCTCGCTTTGCAAAAGCATCTACTTTATTCCAAAAGGAAACGATAGCTTTATTTTTATTACGCCACTTGCGAACTATGTCAGTCATTTCTGGGTCTGACAAACCCATGCTTTCGCCACCCATTTTTTTAAGAGCTCCAAGAGAACCCCCGTAACCAAGGGCTAACTCTGCAACTTTACCTTTTTGACGCAAGTCACTACCCTTAGTTATTTCTTCAATCGGAATATCAAACATCATAGAGGCTGACGCTTCATAAATTTTACCATGCGTTTGGAATACATCAAGGCGCCAGTCTTCGCCAGCTAGCCAAGCGATAACTCTAGCTTCAATAGCACTAAAGTCAGCCACTGCAAAAGTGTGTCCAGGCTTAGCTATAAATGCTGTTCTAATTAATTGGGATAGCAAAGAACTTGGGTCATCATACGACATTGATACAAGGCCAAAATCACCAGCTGCGACCATATCCCTAGCGCCTTGTAAATCGTCAATATGATTTTGTGGTAAATTTTGTAACTGAATTAAACGGCCAGCCCAACGACCTGTTCTATTAGCTCCATAAAATTGGAATAAACCATGTGCTCTACCATCATAACAAACGCTATTTTGCATTGCTACATATTTCTTAATAGAAGTCTTTGAAGCTTTCGAACGTAGCTTTAAAACATCCGAAACAAGTCCAGGCCCAGCTTCTTCAATCAGTATAGGAATTGAATCTTTAGCCAATGATTTTACTTCTTTTTGCATGGCCCCACTCAACCACTTCTTGAGCTGGGCTGGACTATTCGGATTTTCTAAACCTGTTATTTTTTTAAGTTTCTCAGTAAGAATAGCTGAATTTTTATCGTTAATAGTCAGCGCATTTGTAGCCATCTCAATATCGATTAAAATACCGCGGTCATTTATTTCTTGGTCAAGTAAATAGTTACGCCTTTCAAAAGCTGGTATTTTATACTCAATTAATCTGTTATCAATCTCGCGCTCAGCCTCAACATCATTAATACAGTAGAGCTTGAACTCACCCCACTTCTCTAAGTCATGGTAATAAAAATTTCTATTGCGCTTACCATTGGTTTTGGTTGGCTTGCAAGGAATACAAAAATACCTGATTAGTGCACGGCCTGTTGTTAATTTACCTTTTTCTTCGAGCTTCATCGCTTTTGATACTTGCTCAAGTGATAAAGGTAGACCACAATAAGCGGCTTTAATTGCTGAACAATGCCATTGCTCAATTGGTATATCATACCCAAAATTCTTAAAGGCCTGCCTTTCAAAAGTGGCGTTATGCGCGTGCTTTTCAATAGCTGGATTTTGAAGATTCTCAATAAATTCTTGAGGTAGTTCTTCGCCTTGGGCCAAGTCTACTATTTGAATTGGTTCATTATTTAGAGCATACGCTACTAGTAAGATTTCAAAATCAACTGACTGCAAATATTTATAAGCGCCTGCTGACTTAATATCTACTGAGCTGTATGTCTCAATATCGATGTGTAACTTTTGAGCCATACTAAATATTTTAAAAAATAAAGGTTGCTGTCTGAGTCTTAATATCTCTAGTTATTGGATTAGCTAGCATTCCTAAAGAGTCCAAAAGAAACTGCAGAACTTCCAACCTTTATATTTTGATTTGTGGACAGGATTGGATTCGAACCAATGTCTCTCACCGTCGTGAGCGCTAACCTGACTGCTAACCCGCCCTAGAAAAGTAAAGCAGTACTAAGACTGCTTTACTAGTAATCAAAATACACCACCCTAGAATAGGTCGTCGTCTGACCCAAAGTCGTCTTGTGCGGAAGCTCCACCCCCTGCTAAGCGGTCACCATCTTCAGTCTTTTGTAAGTTGTTCAACCCACAAGCAATACCTTTCGTACCATTGTAATTATAGGCGTAGAAATTGATTGAAGCACGACCATAACAACCTGAGTAAAAATCATCAGGTGTAAGACCTTTTAAGTTACCAAAATCATCTTTCTCAAGGCCTACAACACCTGGTTTGCGGTCGCTGTTCGCGTTAACAAACATAGCGCTTTCGTAGCTCTCATCATCTTCGCGGTCAATATCGCCATCACGTAATGGCATTTTCAAATTCTTTGGAATTTTACCATCAAATTTAGAAGCCTTACCTTCTTCAATTGCGGCTTTAATTCCAGCCTCAATCGCAGCAAGTGTTTTTTTATCATCCTTTGGGATAATCAAAGAAACACTATACTTTTCTTTATCGCCTTCGTTGATTGCGTTTGGCTCAAAAACATGTGCGTAGCTGAAGCGCACTTTACCTGTAATAACTTTTGTACTTGGCATACTCTTAAATTTTAAATTATTAAATACGTTGCTAAGATAGACCTTTTTCTTTAATACGAAAATAAATCTACAAAATTTTTAAAACTATTTTTTATTCTTTGAAGTCAATCTGGGCTTGTTCAATGCCCATAGCCGGCCTTTTATCGTCAATAGGGGCTAAAGTAGGTTTACCTTGTGGTTTGATTACAAGAGGACCCAGGAGCTCAGGAAAAGCCTTTTTAGTAACAAGCTTTTCAATGGCTGTAATACCGGCTAATTTAGAAACCATAAACTTATCAGTTGCGAAATTATTATCTACTAATACTTCAACAACTTTTTTATCATCAAGCCATTTACGATTACTTCGGCCTTCAACAATTTTAAGACCTTCCCACTTCTTACCTTTTAAGGCTTCGTCAAGAACATATTTACCAATTGTATTAGCCCAATCTTGAATCTGACTTATTTGATTGTAGACCGCTAAAAGCTCTTCATCGGTAAGTAAATCAGGTTCTTTAAATTCATGCTTTGCAATAGCTAAGTTTTGGTCGTTATAAGCACGACAGCGAGCTTTAGCTTTACACCAGCGGCACCATGAACCCGCTTTCTTTTGGCCTTTACCTTCATAAGCTAACGCAGCTTTAGGTTTTACAATTTGTTCACCCCACTCACGTAATTCTTGAGCATCAATTTCCCATGATGAAATGTGGTCTAATCGAGGTTGTACAATGGTCAGCTTAACAGTTTTAATGTCAAACGATAATTCATTAGCATATAGCATGCCTAAGCCGTATAATTTCAACTGTGAATTATCAACAGACGAAACACGAACACCTTTGCCATATTTTAGGTCGATTACTTCCATAACACCATCAGCAATAAGGCCTGCGTCACCGGTACCAAAACCATCCTCAATAAAGGCTGTTAAATCAATGCGCTCTTCAATGGATAAATGAGCATCAGGTGTTTTCTTTTTAGCAGCCTTAAACTCCTCCATTACATAGTCAATATACTTCTGAACTTCGCTTTCCATTTCATCAGTATAAAGTTTATCTTTTCGAAGAGGCAGAACTGCACGGTTATATTTAGCAGCTGTTAAACGCTTACTAGCTTTCTGCAAACCAAGGTCGCCAAATTCATGGGCAAGAGTTCCTTCAGCTGCATAAGCGGAGGCTTTACCCTCTTCAAAATTCTCTTCTAATCGCGGACTAGGTGTACAATTAATCCACCTAGATGAGCCAGAAGCAGACAATAAAGCATGCTTCCGCTCAGTGTGGTTTACTTGTCCCATTATTTCAAACCGTTTAAGAAGTCAGCAAAATCCTGATAATTTTCAGGTGCTAAATTCGACACATTAGGAGCCCCTAACTCAGTCAATTTGGCCTTAATATCTCCGCGGTGGGTTTCTACCTTCTTGGCAAGTAAAGCACGAACCTCGTCTATTTTAATGCCGCCAGTTGTAGCCTTTGGCTTTTCAGTTGTAGCCTTTGGCTTTTCAGTTGTAGCCTTTGGCTTTTCAGTTGTAGCCTTTGGCTTTTCAGTTGT